TAATAACTACTATTTAATTAATAAAATTAATCATTATCCAACTGTAATTAGTTCAGGGGTAACAACTGCGGCTGTAGGTGCTTTAAATCTTACTGACAATACTGCTTTATTTTTAAGTAATGGAGTAGCTGTTGGACAACTGGTTTCATCTACTACCTCAACAAGTGTTAATGCTGGGCAAATCGCTTACATTGTAAGTATTGACAGCAATACTCAATTAACTTTAAGTAACAATATATTTGGAACAGCAGCTACTGTAGGAAATTCTTACACTGTGGTTTCTGAAACTAATATAGTAGAGGTTGAACGTGTTAATCAAAATAAAATATTTTATTTAAACTCTTCACCACTTACCGCACCATCTACAGGTTATCCTGCATATGTTTTAGGTAACGCTACAACAACAATTACTGGTAACATTATAAATGTATACCCAAAAACTTTAGTGACGCCAGGGACGATCTATTCTCAATACGTTAGATACCCTTTGCCTCCAAATTGGACTTTTATAGTTCTTCAAAACGGAGAGCCTTTATTTGATTCTTCAGCAGCAGATTATCAAGATTTTGAATTACCATTATCTGATGAGCCTATTTTGATTGCTAAAATACTACAATACGTAGGTGTTGAAATAAGAGAAGCAGATGTAGTAGCATTTGGACAGTCACAAGAGTTGTCTGATAATTCACAATAATAAATATTATGGCATATATAAACGATTACGCATATTACGAAAATTCAGGAACAAACCCAACAGATTCAAACTGGGGTTCTTACCAATTTGTTTCTTTAGCAGAGATAGTCAACAACTTTATGTTAATGTATCAAGGAAACCATGAATTAATAAATAACATTGAAAGATATCAAATATTATTTCATGCAAAAAGAGGTATACAAGAGTTAAATTATGACGCTATGAAGGAAATAAAAATTCTTCAATTAGACGTTACTGATCAGTTACGATTTGTATTACCTCCAGATTATGTAAATTGGGTTCGTATTTCACAGTTTAGAAACGGAATGCTATATCCTTTATCAGAAAATATACAAACAAATTGGTCTTCTGCTTATTTGCAAGACAATCAATCTAATGTATTGTTTGATCAAAACGGAAACGCTTTAAGACCTCAAGATTCTGAATTAGATTTAAATCAAATGTCTGCAACAGCTAAAAGTATATACTTAAATTCAGGCAGTCCTTATGATGGTGCTGAAGGCTGGTGTGTAGATGGATGTTGGTACTTTGATTATGCTGTAGGAGGGCGATATGGTTTAAATACAGAAACAGCTAACTCTAATCCAACTTTTACAATAAACAAACAGGCTGGAGTTATAAACTTTAGCAATATGACAGCATCAAATTCAGTTGTTTTAGAATATGTTTCTGATGGAATGGAGAATGGAGTAGATGTAGAGGTTCATGTAAACAAACTTTTTGAAGAATACATTTATGCTTATATAAAATATTCTATTTTAAATGGAAGATTAGGTATAAATGAATATGTTATTAATAGAGCCAGAAAAGATAAATCTTCTTTGTTAAGAAATGCAAAAATACGATTAAGTAATATACACCCTGGAAGACTCTTGATGAATTTAAGAGGCCAGAATAAATGGATAAAATAATATGCCAATAGTTACAACAAATTTTATTGCAGGTAGAATGAATAAGTCTGTAGACGAAAGACTTCTTCCACCAGGCGAATATATTGATGCACTTAATGTTCGTTTAGGGGCAACAGAGACCACTGAAATAGGAGCTGTTGAAAACTCTAAGGGAAATGATAAGTTAACGACTGTAGAGTTCTTAAACACAGCTTTAAGCGCTACAGCAGTATGTATAGGAGCTTATGAAGATGGAACAAGAGAAAATATTTATTGGTTTATACATGACAAAAACTTTACAACACAACCAGGTAGTGCCGCTTATACTGGAGTAGTTGATTTAATTGTTTCTTATAACACTACAAATCAAGTTCTTCAATATCATGTTATTTCTACTTCTGTATTAAATTTTAACGCAAGTTATTTAATTACTGGTGTTGATTTAGTGGATGGAGATTTATTGTTTTTTACGGATGATTTTAATCCTCCTCGTGTAATAAATGTTGGAAGAAATTACCCCGATCCTGTAGCTAATGTAGATCAAATTGTAGAAGAAGATTTATCTGTAATAGTAAAACCACCTGGTTTTGAGGATGTTGTAGGGCAAAATGTTCCTTTGACTGTTCCTAAAGTGCAGCTTGTTACTTTACCAGGGAATGAAAATTATTTAAAAGAACGATTTGTATGTTTTGCATATAGATATCGTTATTTAGATAATGGATATAGTGCTACTTCTTTGTTTTCTAAACCAGCATTTGCTACAAGCACATTTGCTTTTGATACAAGAAATTACTTAAACTCAGGTATGGTAAATAGATATAACGGAGCTGTTATAACTTTTAGTACTGGTAGTAGTAGGGTTTCTGAAATAGACTTATTGTATAAAGACACCACTTCTAATATTATTTATGTAATAGAAAGATTTAAAAAAGAAGATTATGGCTGGGCAGATAATACATCTAAAAGTTATTCATTTACAAATAGTAAAATATATACTACAATTGGTGCAGATGAATTACTAAGGCAATATGATAATGTTCCACGTTTTGCAAAAGCGCAAACAATAATGAGTAATCGATTGTTTTATGGAAACTTTATAGATGGTTATGACTTTAAGTACGGAAGTGCAGAAGGTTCTACAATTGCTTTAAATTATTCGACTCAATATGTTTCGTCTAATTTAGATTTTATATCATTAAATAGTCCGTTACCAGGTAGCGGAGTGGCTTATACAATTTCTGGAACAACAGAAAATATAAGCAATTCTAAAATAACATTTAATTTATCAGAAATTAGCGCTAAGTTAAAAGCTAATTCTGTTGTGGCTTTTTCATTTGATTTTGAACACGCTAAATTAACAGGAACAACAACTACGAATTGTTATATAGCTAATACTACTTTTAAAAACGCAAACTTTAATTTAAGTGTTACTATAACTTTAGATCAAGACTACAGTAGTGTATATGATTTTTGTACTTCTGCTCAATTTCAAAACGCAATTGGAGTAGGTACTTTGGCTGATGGAAGATTTAAAATTTTATCAGCATCAGATACTGGAAATTCTTTAACTGATTTGTTTAATAACGAATTAACTAAGCCTGCTGAAACTTGTACGTTTGATAAATTTAATAGTAGTATAACTGATGCAATAGCTCAACAAGGATTTGCTGTAACTGGAGTTGCTCCAGGATCTGATACATTTGAACTGCAAGTTATTGCAATGAATTATCGTGCAGTTGATCCTGCTGACGCTTCTATTGTAACTAATATGTTTGAGTTTTTTAGATTCATAGGAGGAGAAACAACTTTTTCTTCAGACAAAGACACAAGTAGTTTGCACAGTAATAGGGATTATGAAACAGGAATTGTTTACATGGATGAGTACGCTCGTGCTTCAACTGTATTGGTTTCTGAATATAATACCGTTTACATTGAGCCTCTTAATTCTGTTAGTATAAATAAAATTAAAGTTCAAATAAATAGTTTAGCTCCTTATTGGGCTAAGAAATATAAGTTTGTTCTTAAACCAAGTTTAGGAACTTATGAAACTATTTTTTCTAATTTTTATTACGTTCGTCCTTCCGACAATGTAATATTCTTAAAGTTAGAAGGAGATAACGCTAACAAAGTAACAAAAGGTCAAACATTAATAGTTAAAGCAGATGTAGATGGAGCGTTGTCAAGAGTAGAACAAGTTACTGTTTTAGATGTAACAGCAGAATCTACAGATTTCTTAAAGATAGCTGGTGAAGTTGGCTTTGAAGAAATAAGCCAATTACCTGGTTTATATATGAATGTTAAAAATCAAAATTTTAATGTTACTATTACAGATGATGCAGTTATAGAATTTGGAAGTCAAAAAGCTTCAAGCTCTACGCTTGGTTGTAATAATGTTTTTAGACAGGTTGGATATCCTTGTTTTACAACTCAATTTGATGCTAATGGAGCTGTTACAGGAACAACAAATTATACTGTTCCAGGTGGTTCAATTATTAAATTAAAATTTAGAGCTTTTCGTAAACAAACTGGTTTTCCAGGTGCGGCAAAAACTTATGAATGGGAATGGGATCAACAATATGTAGCAAGTAGAGATTATACTGATTTAAAAAAATGGTATGATGGAGACAATGTAAATGTTACTATAGCTCAACCAGGTAATCTTGCTGGTTTTGAAGCAGATACTGTTGTTGCTACTTATGATTCAGGATATGTAAACGCTACAGTTCCTGATGCCGACAATCCCTTTGGTTTTGCTGGTAATCTTCCTTGTACAAGATTTCGTGTAAAATTAGGTTTTGTTCAAGATACACCAGGAAATGCTACTTCTCCATTATACCTTGGTATAAATAGCGGTATTCCTGGAGCTAACAGAGAATTTACTTCTAACAGAAAATCTGATATTGAAGCAGAGATTATAGTATTTAGAGCTGATACTTTAATGGTATTCGAAAGTGAACCATTAGATGCTAATCCAGACTTATATTATGATGCAAGTGAAATTTTTAATATTGAAGGTGGATTTCATATGTCAGGAACAGATACTGAAGGTGGAGATCAAAAACAAACAGCTACGCAAGATGCTATAGTTAATTTAAATTTTGCAGATGTTTATTGTTTTGGAAATGGAGTAGAAAGCTATAAGATAAAAGATCAATTAGCAGCTAAAAGTTTTCAATTAGGAGAGCGAACATTAGCTGTTTCTAATCAAGATTATAAAGAAACAGATAGGTTTGAAGGATTAACATATAGTGGTGTTTACAGTAGTAATTCTGGAACAAATAATTTAAATGAATTTAATTTAGGATTAGTAAACTTTAAAGATTTAGAAACTTCTTACGGTCCTATACAAAAATTATACGCAAGAAAAACAGATATACTTACTTTACAAGAAGATAAAATATCTTATGTACAGGCAGGGAAAAACATTCTAACAGATGCTGTTGGAGGAGGAGCTGTAACTTCAGTGCCTCAAGTTTTAGGACAACAAGTAGCTCGTATAGAAGAATATGGTATTAGTTTTAATCCTGAAAGCTTTGCTATTCATGGGTTTGACACATATTTTACAGATTCTAAAAGAGGTGCTGTTATTATGTTATCAGGAATACCTCAAGGAGAAAGTTTAACTGTTATTTCTGATTCTGGAATGAGATCTTTTTTTAGAGATGAATTTTATAATAATTTAAATAATCAAAAATTAGGAGGATTTGATCCTTATATGGACGAGTATGTATTATCAATGAATCAAAAACCAGTGCCTATTCCTCCACAAATTATTCCTTGCGGAACTTCAGTAAATAAAAACGACTTAGCTTCTGGTAGTACTTTTGCATCTACAATAAACTATGGAAATGTAATAGGAAACGTACCAGTTGGATATAATATATCTTCTGGAACAATTACAATTACAGTTCTTTGGAATGGTGTTACTGTTACAAGCGGAAACTTAACTGGTTCTGGAAATTATGATTGGGCGAAAACATTAAACACTCCAACAAATGCTGTAGTTACTATAACTTCAATAGGTGCAGCTTCAAGTTTTGTTATAGATTATAATTGTCCTGATCAAGTAAGTATTACAGTTGTAAAAGTGGTATTAAACTCTGCGGTAAGTTTTAACAAATATATTCACGCAGAATATATATGGCAAAACTCAACTAACATTAGTCCTGTAGATAGTGATATGTGTCAGTTTGGTAGCTCTAACTTAATAGCCTCTACATATGATGCTCAAGTTGGTGTTAGATCATTAGGAGTTTTTCCATACAATGGTGTTGATTTTACAATTCGATCTAATAAAATTAATTTTGATGATTACGATTGGCTTTTTCCAGATGATAATTTTAAATATTTATCGAGTAACACATTGTATGCTAATAATCAAGCTGGAATAGCTGCTTTGTTGGCGGCTGCAACTACAATACCTGATAGTGACGTAACAAGTCCATCTTCAGGTTTATATCAAGCTACTATATCACCTTTAACTTTACCAATTGGAAATCAATATTTATATTTAATATATGACTATAGAACTACTTCTTGTCAACAGTTTTGTTTTGATGCGGTTTCATCATCGGATGCTTGTTGCGAATGTACTATACCATGTGTTGCGTTTTCAGGAAGCACAGTTAGAGAAGATGCAGTGATAATATGTAATCAACCTTTGTCACAAACTTATTACCATACTGGTTCAGGAACTTTTCCTGTAGTTGGTGATTTTGTTTTTTCATCTTCAGTGTGTACAAGTAATCAAGCAGTACCATTAGAAACAGGATTTTATAAATCAGAAGCTACTAAATATATCAGAGTAAGCGCAAGTGGAATAGTATCAGAATTGGTAACTTGTCCTTAATATAAAATAAATAAAAATATGGCAACATTAGGAACATTTTGTTTTGATGGAGAAGATTTCTCTCAAGCATCTGGTTTATATACAGACAATACTCTTTCTACTCCTGCGGCAGATGGATTTTATGCACAAGGATTAATAGTAAGACAACAATTAAGTGGTGTTTTATTAAACGCTCAAAATTGTGGTGCTTGTTTAGTAGAGTGTGGATCAGGAGTTTCAGAAAATATAAATGCTCAAAACGGATTATTTGATGCTAATATCAATGTAGCAAACTCAACAGGAGCTGTAATTTTAAGGTTCTATATGGGATCAGGTCTTCCTGATGGAGTAATTGCTCAATTTAATAGCGTTAATTATAATAGACTAACTGCAAAAAATAATCACAATGGTGTTATTTTATTAAACGGAGCTTCTGTTCAAGTGGATTATGCTGGAATAAATAATCAAGGCACAAATTTACCTACATATGTTGGTAATCAATTTAGTGCTTTGTTAAGTAATTCTCCTTATAGTAGTGCGGCTTCTTGTCCTACTGCTTCTGGATCTCCAGCAAACTTCTCTTTAATATCAGGGACTTATGTAGACCAAGGAACTACTACAGCTGTAACGGTTACTTCCGATTCAATTGGATTTTCTTCGGACTCAAGTTCGATAACTTCTCCTGTTTTTTCTATGGTTGTTCCTAAAACAGTCGCTACTCCAACTGTTTTAAATTTAAAAATATTTGCACCTATTTGTAATACAGCATTTGTTTGGGAAATAGATTGCCCAATATCTTTATCTTCATTTAGTGCATCAGGTTCTGCTAACGACTTTTCTTGTAGCGCAGCAACTACAACGTATTATTTTTTACAAAATGCCACTGGGACAACTGCTCCATTTACTGTAGATACTAATACTATTCCAGAAATTGGTAATTTTGTTTTTAGTGATGCTAATGGAACTTCTTATTTAAATGATAGCAGTGTTATTAAGTATTATATAATAGCAAACACTACTTATATAGGTGTTAGAAATGGTGTAGTTGTATCTTTAGCTCCTTGTGGATTTACTGCATATAGCATGAGTCAATCTTATGGTTCTCCAGCTTTAGCGTGTGCTTCAACGGATACACCTAATACAGTATATTTCTTAAACAATGATATTTCAGATTCTGTAAGTGTATTTACTGATGCAGCTTTAAACAAT